CTACGGCAAAACAAGTTTATGTGTTTGATACGCGAAATGTGATGCAAGATGGTTCGTCGCGGGTAACCACGTGGACTCAGATTGAACCGACAGCATTATATGCATTGCGCAATGGTGATCTGCTTATCGGTAAGAATGGATATGTTGGTAAATATAATGGGTATCTTGACTATACCTCAACGTATAGACTGTATTACTACACCAATCATGCTGATTTAGGTGATCAATCTATTACGTCAATTATTAAACGAATTTCGGCGGTATTAATTGGTGGAAGTAATCAAATTGTCACCATTAAGTGGGGCTATGATTTTAGCGGTAACTATTTGTCCGAAAACATATCTATACCGACACAAACCGTTGCTGAATATGGCGTTGCTGAATATGGTGACTATAATCCTGACCTTAGCCCTCCTCATATAGCTGGTATCCCACTTGCGGAGTATTCCGGCGGTATTGTAGTTCAAACGGTAAACGCGCAAGCTAGCGGATCGGGGAAAATCGTTCAAACAGGCTATGAAGCAGAAGTTAATGGATTTGAATTATCTATTCAAAAGATTGAAATTTTGGCCAAGCGTGGCCGTATAAGCTAAGGGGCGGCACATGTCTAACTATACCAAATCAACCGACTTTGCATCTAAAGACTCGCTAGCTTCAGGCAACGCGAACAAGATTGTAAAGGGTACGGAGATTGATACCGAGTTTAATAATATTGCTACTGCGGTAGCTACTAAAGCAGATTCAGCAAGCCCGAGCTTTAGTGGAACTGCGACGTTTAATGCTTTATCGACTGCTAGCGCAACAATCACTGGCGGTTCAATTACTGGAATTACGGATATAACCGTTGCCGATGGCGGCACGGGCGCATCAACGGCAGCTAATGCTAGAGCCAATCTAGGTACTGTTGCAGATACTGCTGCTAATGGTATTGCGGCTAGAACCGCAGCAAACACATTAACAGCCAGAACAATTACTGCCGGAACTGGAATCACAGTAACAAACGGTGATGGGGTATCGGGAAACCCTACTATTGCTAATTCTGGAGTAACTAGCGTTAACGGAAGTTCTGGTGCAGTAACAATCAATACACTTACCGCGGCGACATTCAAAACTGCATCGGGTACGTCATTTGAATTTACTTCTATTCCTGCTTGGGTAAAGCGTATAACGATAGCTATTGCTGGTTTATCTACGTCAGGAACTGGTGATGTATTGATTCAGCTAGGAACATCTAGCTCGTATGAAACTAGCGGCTATCTTGGTGCGGTCAGTACATCAGCAGGAACAGCAGAAAATTTTACGACAGGATTTAAAATAGTAAATTCAAACTCAGCCGCTAATTTATACGGTGGCGTCATTACTCTCGTAAATCTCGATAGTAATACATGGGTTGAATCAGGTAACTTAGGAATATCTACTGCCACACTTAGACATAGTGCAGGGTATAAATCGCTTTCGGCAGCGTTAACTAGACTACAATTTACTATTGATGGCACTCAGACTTTTGACGCCGCCGGTACCGTTAACATTCTTTATGATTAATCTATGAGCGCCGTACTTGAAGATTTGGGTGGTGGTATTACCCACCATTTTTCTGATGGCTTGTATGCCAAGGAAGCGTTTGTTCCTGCTGGCACGGCGATTATGAAGCACACGCATAACTTTAGTCATCTATCTATTCTGGCTAAAGGTAAAGTAGCAGTTATGAAGGGCGACATCATTGAGATAGTTGATGCGCCAGCCTGTATAAATATTGAAGCAAATGTGGTTCATGGGATTAAGGCCATGAGCGATTGTGTATGGTTTTGTATCCACGCGACGGATGAAAAAGACCCGTCTAAAGTGGACGACGTTTTAATTAGAGGGGATTGATATGCCAATCGGTTTTGCTATGGCCGGAGCCAGTTTGCTTGGCGGCTACTTACAAGGTGAGGCGGCAAAAGATGCCGCATCTACGTCTGCTAGAGCGCAAGAACGCTCAGCACGATTAGCTGCTGAAGAATCCCGCTTTCGTCCTGTTGGGGTAACGACTCGATTTGGCCAAAGTAATTTTCAGTTTGATCCAAGAACTGGTCGTTTATCTGGCGCTGGATATAACGTATCCCCCGAGCTACAAGCCTATCAAGATCGTTTAATGGCGCTTACTGGTGGCGCTCTAACAGATGCTGAAGCTGCTAGAGGTCAATACCAGCCGTTAACTGGAGCGGCGTCCAGTCTATTTAACTTAGGCCAGCAATATCTTGCGCAGTCACCTGACGAAGTAGCTGCCCAATATATGCAGCGCCAGCAAGACTTGTTAGCGCCTAGCCGTGAGCGTCAATATTCACAACTGCAAAACCAACTGTTTAATACTGGTCGAGGCGGTTTAGCAGTTGGCGCTACAGGTGAGCGACCAGGTGGCGGTGCGGGCCTTGGCGCTAGTAATCCAGAATTGGAAGCGTACTACAACGCAATAGCGCAGCAAGACGCGGCGTTATCTGCCCAAGCTCAACAGGCTGGCCAACAACAGTTGGCCTTTGGTACGGGCTTGTTTGGCCAAGGCGCTGGGTTATTAGGTCAATTCCAAGCGGGTCAAGTAGGCGCATTAAATCCGTTTACGACGTATCTTGGTGGCGCAAGTACATTAGAAAGTCTTGGTCAGCAGCCGTTGGATATTGGCGCACAGCTAGGTGGCCGTGCGGCTACAGCCGGAGGTAATGTTGGGCAAGCATTGCTGACAGGTGGATTAAATGCAGCACGTACTATGCAGCAAGCTAATGCTTACAGTCCGTTTGGAACTGCGCTACAAGGCGCTGCAAATAGCCCGTATATTCAGCAAGGCGTAAATAGTTTATTCGGAAGTCCGTATAACCCATACGGAACTAACCCTCAAACCGGATACGGTATGGGCGGCGGTAGAGGGTATGACTTTAGTAGTAATGCGACAGAATTTGGTATCTAAGGAGCAGTTATGGCAAGCGAAATCTTAGGGCTGTTTACATCGCCAGAGCAATACAACATGATGCAGCAACAAACGGCGCGAAATCAAGCACTTCAGTTTGCTCAACTTGATCCGTTTGAGAAAGCTAACTTTGGCATCTATCAAGGCGCTGGGCAGTTAGCTGGCGCTACTAATCGTTTGTTTGGCGGCGAAGACCCGCAACTGCGTATGATCTCGCAGCGCCAGATGCTTTCTAGAGATATTGATCCTAGTGATCCTGAATCTATACTGCGCGCAGCTCAAAGAGCTGGGCAAATGGGTGATCAACAGTTTGCATTGACGCTATCGGATTATGCTCGTAAAGCACAGAGCGAGATGGCGTTAGCGCAACAACGTACACGCGAAGGTAGAGCGGCTGCAATACCTAAAGAAGTGCAGATTGCTCAAACCCGCGCTGATTATTTACAGCGTAAAGCACAAATACAACAATTGCCTGATTCGACTGAGAAAGCACAAGCACTGGCTTTGATTGATAATACTCTTGCCGCATTACCACTTCCAGAAGGCGCTAAAGAGCCAGAAAAAATTGCCTTAAATAAGCAAATAGTTCAGCTTAGAGAAAAACTACGCGCAGCCCCTAAAGGGTCACCTGAAAGCCAAGATTTACAAGCTCAAATTGATTTCTTAAGTGGCGCTAAAGACGAGAAAGCAAACATTAAAGAAATTGGTGTTGCTGTTGGATCAAACGCGCCTGTGTACTTGGATGTAAATAACGACAAGCAGTTTATATATACAAGAGACGCCAACGGTAAACAAGTACGCCAAGATTATATTGGCGGCGTAGATATTACTAGAGCTAAAGTTTCGGCTAGTGCTAGTTCAGCAGGTCAAAAATCATTTAACGAAAATTTGGGTAAATTAGACGCTAAAGATGTTGCTGATGCTAGAGCGCTTAGAGATAACTCTATAGCGGCGCTTAATACGTTAAATGAGTTAGCCAGATTAAACGACCAAGGGCTTATTAGCGGATCGTATGCTACTGGCCGCGTAGGCGCGTCTAATTTGCTTAACACACTAGGACTTATAAGCCCTAAAGACCAAGCAACATTAGCTAGTTCCGAAAATTACCAAAAGAAAGCCGGCGATCTTATCTTAGCAACGCTTGGCGGTCGGTTAGGTGCGGGCTTCAGTAATGAAGACCGTAAGTTTATCCAAGGATTAGTGCCAAGTCTTGAAAATAGCCCGCAAGCTCGCCGTCAGTTGATTGATTTTATGCAGAAGAAAAATCAATTTATTATCGACGCAGCTACGGAATTAGAAGATTACGCTAGGGCAAATGATGGTCTTAAAGGCTATAAGCCAAAGATACCGTTAATAAACGCGCCTAAAACTGGCGTAGCGGCTATGACTACTGAAGAAATAAAAGCTGAAATAGCACGTAAAAAAGCGCAAGGAAAATAATTATGGCTGAAATGGCAGAGTTATACGAAGAGTTACGTCGCCGTGGCGAAACTGTCAATACTGAATCAGTTATGGATAGCGGTACTCCAACTAGAGGCGAGTTCTCTAAGTTTGCTGAATCACTTACAAAAGGCGCTGGTAAAGGTATTGTTAGCGTACTTGGTGGTTGGGGTAATTTGTATGATTACCTTAAAGAAAGCAAAGACCCGAGTCGTTTTTCTACTGCTGGAATTGCTAAAGGTATTAAAGACAAAACTGGCATAGATATTTTAACTATCCCAGGATACGGCGGCGCGTATGAGTTCGGTGCAACAGGCGCCCCTGCTGCAGCGTTTACTGCATTGGGCGTGCCTGGTCTATTTAAACGCACTATTCCTGGCGTCGCTGCTGAAGGTACCGTTGCTGGCGCAACAGGCTTAATAAGCCAAACTGTTGCCCCCGACAGCCCATTGGCGCAACTTGGTATCCAAATGTTGCCTTACGGCAGTAAATTAGGCGCAAAAGTAGCTGAAAAACGCATTACCCGTCCTGAAGGTACGTTTCCGTCACCAGCTCAAATAGATGAGCTGTTGCGCGTTGGTCGTTTAACGCCAGGTGAAGCTACCTTACTACGTCAACAATTGGCTACGGAAGCGCGCGTAGAGGCATCGCCAGAATCTGGCGCTGTGCCTTTTAGACGCGCCCAAGCAAGGGATGTTGAAGGGTTTTTAACTAAGTTGTTTGACCGCGCTGCGGGTACAACATTAACCGCAGGTGAAACGACTACAGCTGTTTTTGATGCGTTTAAAAACTATGGCAAATCGTTGTCATCAAAATTACGCTCAGATGCAGCTACTGATTTTAACGCAGCTAAAAAAGCTGGTGGTTCTGTAGATACTTCACCTATTCTTGCAACTGTTGATGCGCAACTATCTGGTTTGCCTCCTGAAGCTCCTGGGTTAGCTAATTTACGTGGGTCGTTACAGCGCATACGTGATGAATATACGCTGTTAGACCCACAAGGAAACCCTGCGGGCGCGGCTAATATAGATATTGGGCGTTTACAAAAAAACCTATCTGCTTGGGGTGATGCTGCTTATTCTGGGTCAGCCGATTTTGGCAAAGGTAATATTTTTGAAGGTGTAGCACCAGGACAAGCTAAAGGTATTGCGCTATCAGTTCTTAGAGGTTTTCGTCAATCGTTAGATGATGCTATTGCTAACGGCGTACCTGGCGCGGATAAATTAAAAGCAGCCAGGGATAAATTTGCACAAAATATAAAATCTATCGAAGAATTCTCAGATCGTCCATTAAC